TAATGATAGATGGTTTGGTAAAGATAATGCTATGACCGCTGTTGCATTTGCTCTTGATGCTGAACTAAAGCAAATGGGTTATAACCCAGAAGAAGAGGATTTTTATAAGGAAATTGACCGGCGTATTCGCATCGAATTTCCTCATAAATTTAAAGAAGAATCTACTGAAGAGCCAGTAGAAGATCGGGAGCAGCAGAACGTACCTGCTGCACAAGTGGTTGCAGGAGCCTCACGGACTCCAGCTAGTTCCAATAAAAAGGTAAAACTTTCTCAAGAAGATGTAAGGATTGCTAATAAATGGAATATACCCCTTGAGGTCTATGCCGCTGAAAAACTAAAGGTAAGTAATTCAGAAGGCGATTATACAGACATTTCTTTTAACCGTGGGAGTTAACTATGAACACACGAAAAAATGACACAGCACGTTCAGCCAATCTAAGAGAAGCTAATACTAGAGAAACTGAATGGACATACGAAGAGCCGAATGCCCTTGATATTCCTGCTCCTGTAATTAACAGGTTTATTAATGAAGGACTATCGTTACGTTGGATTCGTATAAATCTAAAGGGTGGAGATGATTACCAGAATGTTGGTAAGAAGATGGCTGAAGGATGGACATTCGTTGATCCAGAAGAGGTTCCAGAGATGGCTATTTCCTCTGTCGTGCAGGAGGGTGGGCGTTATAGTGGAACGGTCTGTCGTGGCGACCTAGCCTTGGCAAAGATGCCAACAGGTAAACTAGAGGCTCGTAAAAGGTATTATGAGGACAAGAGTAAACAGCTTCTTGATGCAGTTAATTCGCAACTGGAAGGTTCATCTGATTCTCGTATGCCTATTAGTAATAACAGTCGATCTTCAGTTACTAAAGGAAGGCGTCCTGCCTTTCAAGAGTAATTAGTGGGGATCGGGATTTAACAAGGGAGAAACGAAATGACGACTACTAAAAATCTTCGTGGTTTCCTTCCAGCCCGTAAACGTGGTTCTGGTTCTAACTCTACAGGGTTCGATGAAATTCCCATCGTATCTGGTGATGCTAGAAGTATTTTTACCGGAGACTTGATTAAGACAAGTCTTGGTAATGTAGAAGTAGTTTCCGCTGACGCTGACTATTCGGATGGCGTCTTTATGGGTTGTCACTATGTGGCAAATGGGGAACCAAAATACAGTAAGTATTGGCCTGCTAATACAAGTGCAACGGATATTAAGGCTTTCGTTAACACTGATCCTAAGTCAACTTACTTCATTCAGGCAGATGCTTCGGTTTCTGCTGGCGATATCAATACTGTTAACTTTGGTCTAACTCTTGGCAGTGGTAGCACTGTTACGGGTCAGTCCGGTTTTGGTATTAAGGCTGCAACTCGTAATACTACCATTCTTCCTGTAAGGGCTATTGCCGTTAAGGATGAGGTTGGTAATGATATTACTGTTGCAACTGAAAGAGCTTTTCCAGTTGTGGAAGTTCGTATCGTTAAACATGTTGATGCCGTGCTTTCAGCACCATCAGGAATTTAATAGGGGAGGTTAATCATGGCTATTAATAGAGCTAGTATTGCTAAAGAACTTCTCCCCGGTCTTAATGCTGTATTCGGATTGGAATATGGAGAAGTTGATAATGAACATGAGTCTCTTTTTGAAGTTGAAAGTTCTGACCGAGCTTTTGAAGAAGAGGTTCTATTTACGGGCTTCGGCTCTGCACCTGTAAAGGGTGAAGGCGCTGCTGTTACTTATGAGGATGCAGGTGAAAGTTACGTTGCCAGATATGTCAATGAAACCGTCGCCCTCGCCTTTGCGGTAACGGAAGAAGCTATGGAAGATAATCTGTATGATACATTTGCTAAGTTGCGGTCGAAGGCTCTTGCTAGAGCAATGGCTAATACAAAGCAGGTAAAGGGTGCGGATATCTTTAACAATGGATTTACTGATTCAGCTACCTATCATGGTGGTGATGGTGTCCCGCTTTTTAGTACGGCTCATCCCACGATTGATGGTACTCAATCTAATGTCCTTTCTGCTGCTGATCTCTCGTTTTCTTCGCTTGAGGCAGCACTAACTACAATTCAGAAGATCAAAGATGATCGTGGAATCCTTGTTGGTGGTTCGGCGGTTTCGTTGCACATTGCTCCAGATAACTGGGCGACTGCAAACTCTTTGCTTAATTCGACCCTCATTCCGGCGTCGGGTACGGTTACTGCCTTGGGTGGTTCTCAAGCGGCAACCAATCCTGCTGGTTGGAATGATGTGAACTCTGTTCGCAGCATGTCAATGCTTCCGAAGGGTTCTGATATTAATCGTAGGTTTACGGATACTGATGCTTGGTTCGTTAAGACGAATGTTCCTAACGGTACTAAGATGTTCACCCGTGCGCCTCTTCAGACTAAGATGGAGCCTGATTTCGATACAGGCAATCTTCGTTTCAAAGCCAGAGAGCGTTATAGCTTTGGCTGGTCTGATTGGAGAGGTTTCTACGGTAATCAAGGTTAAGAAACCACATGAGGGGGAGAGAGAAATCTCTCCCTCTTAAACTATAAAGGATTTTTATATGTCATCGAATATTAAAACAGCAATGGTTGATGGGGGAGGAACAGGTAGTGGTATTCTAGTTGATATTACTACATCTGTAACTCTTAACCAAACCAATACTGATGATACTGGATTTCGTATTTATGCAGTTTATACTGATGCCGCTGGGGTTTATCAGGTTACTGGTGAAAAACAGCATAACTCTAGTGCGGGTACAGCTATTAAATTTAAAGCAGTTGCCGGAACTGATCTTTATCTAGGTGATTATGGACCTCTTGTTAAGGGAGTAGCTAAAGTTTCTGCACCTTCCAGTGCGGCTGTAATTACCGTATTCTATGGGTAGATAAATGGCTTCATATAGTTATCTTGTAGCAGACATTAAAAATACTGCTGAAGTTGATTCAACTGAATTTAGTGACCAAATTCCAAAGTTTATTAATAAGGCTGAAAATAAACTTATTAAAGAACTGGACGATTTTGGTTTAAATTCTATTACGACTGTTAATGCAAGCCAAGGAAGCCCGTTAGTTAGTCTAGCGGATAATACTAGAATTGTGCGTAATGTGAATATTACAAATTCAGATTCTGAAAAAATTAATCTTTTAAGAAGAACTCAAGAATATCTTTATGACTATTGGCCCCATACTGTTTCGGTAGGGGAGCCTAAGTATTATACAATGAGAGGCAATACTCAAATTTATTTAGCACCTACACCAGACAGTGCTTATAGTACTGAGATTACCTACGTTAAAAGGCCAGTTTCATTATCGGATGCAGCGCCTAATAATTATTTTTCAGATTTTTGTTATGATGCATTATTCTATGCATCAATGGTCGAAGCATCATTATTCTTAAAGAGTTTTAATACTGTTGCAGTTTGGCAAACAGAATATAAAAATGCTATTGATGGCTTGAGGAATCAGGCTAGACGTACAAGGCAGGATGATATGCAGAATAATACAAGTCCTGCTGGTAGTGCAGATACAATTATTCAAGGTAGTAGCTAATGGCTATTACAAGAGCTAGAACTGGAAAGCAGTTAACTGGTAACAAAAAGAAAAAGCCTAAAGGTTTTAAGGCGGTTCAAAAAAGTATTGAGAAATCAGGTAAAAGTCCTGAAGCGGCTGCTCGTATTGCATATCATATTGGTGTAACAAAATATGGTAAAGAGAACATGAAAAAAAAGGCTGCTGCTGGACGTAAAAGAAAAGCTAAAACAAGGAGAGCTTAGATGCCTACATTTAAAGGAAAGTCATATTCATATGATAAAAAGGGATATGCTGCATACGAAAAAGCTATGAGAGATGTAACTGGAAATCCTACTGGTCAGGGTTTTGGTGCTGCTCGTAAAGGTCCAGCGGTTGAGGGACCACCTCAAGATGTTGTATGTGATTATACTCCCGGTAAAGAAGTAACCTACAAGGAGTAGTATCATGGCAATAGGAGCAATAGCAAGGGGAGCTACTAAAGTAGCTAAGGCAGCTAAACGAGGTCGTCCAAAAGGATCAAAAAAAGGTCGTAAGGCTATTCCAGAATCTGTTAAGAAGAAAGCTAAAGCTGCTGGTTTTACATCTGTAAAAAAATGGAAAGAAGCTGGATCACCTGAACCTAAGAAAAAAGATAAGAAGAAAAAGAGTAGTAAACCTAAAAGAACTCGTAGGGAAGAAAGAGAACTAGCTGCACTGACCAGAGCGCAACAACGTGATGCGGCGGAAGTAGCAGGTAGCCCAAGACGTAGAATGGTTTCGGGTGTAGAGGAAGGTCCAAACAGTCCTGCCCTTTCACAAGTTATTCCTCCAAAAATGTCTGCCGCACAAAGAAGAGCTAGAATTGCACAAGGTCTTGTTGGAGGTCCAAGAGCGGCAAGACCGGGGCGTAAGGGAGAACAGGTTAGAGATATTGGTGAGTTTGCTCCTCCTCGACAACAGGTTGCTGATGCAATGGGCTTAACAGGTAGAGGGCAGTCTGGACTTGGAGAAGGGCTACCTTCTTTAGAAGAGCTTTCAGGTATGGGGGGTTTTCAGATTACCAAGAAAGGTGGTCAGATTAAAGGAAAGTCAAAGAAAAATTCTAATAGATATAGAGGCTGGGGAGCCGCTAGAAAACCAAAAAGGAGTAAATAGTTATGGGATTAGGACCAATAGTAAGAGGTGGTAGACGGATACTAGGTAAAGCTGCAAAGAAACGTAAAGGTGTTACGACAGATATAGCAAGAAAAGAAAAAAAACTTACTGCTAAGGAAAAAAATCTTGAAGATGCAAAAAAGATATTACAAAATAAAAGACAAGCCGCTAAAAATCTTGAGAAGAGTACTAATACAAAGAAAAGAGTTAAGGCTGGTCAAGAAGTAGTTCAGATTAAAGATCAAATTAAAACACTAGAAGAAGAAATAAAAGGTTTAGTTTCTGCTATTAGAGGAAATGTAAAAAGAACTTATGGAACTAAAAAAACTCCTGATTGGCTACGAACTGATACGGCAGGGGAAGTTTCAGATACTGCTGGAATGACGAAACGTAAAGCTAGTGGTCAACGAGAACATGTAGGTCCAAGAAAAAAAGGTGGTAAAGTAACCTATCGTGCTGGTGGTGGTTTAGTATCTAAAAGTAAGACCATGTTTGGTTATAAAGAAGGTGGGCAAGTTTAATTAAGGAATAGATAATGGCTGTAAGTAGTACATTTAATTTTAATCTGGATATAGATGATGTTATCCAAGAGGCTACTGAGATGATCGGTGGTGAGCAAACTCTTGGATACGAACCTGCATCTGCAAGACGTTCTCTAAATCTAATGCTTAAAGATTGGCAGAATAGAGGCATACTTCTATGGAGTACAGAAGCATCTGTTATTACGGTAACAGCTAGTGTATCTTCATACGCATTAAGTAATTCAACGATTGATGCATTGCAGGTTATTATTAACAGAAGCAATACTGATTTACCTTTAACTAGAATTTCATATGAAGAATATCTTCAGATACCTAATAAAGGTCAGACAGGTAGAGCTACACAGTATACTATAAAAAGAGATAGAGATAATCCTACAATTTTTATTTGGCCTATTCCTGAAAATTCTACTGATAAATTAAAAGTAGAAAAGATTAGTGAACTTACAGATATTAATAAATCTGCTACACAGAATGCAGATGTTCCTAAAAGATTTCTTCCGTGCCTTTCGGCAGGTTTAGCTTTTTATATGTCAATGAAAAGAGCGAATGTTCCTCCACAAAAGATAACATTTTTAAAACAAAATTATGAAGAGTTATTAAATAGAGCCTTGATGGAGGATGCAGAAAAAGCTAGCCTGTATATTCTTCCAAGAATAAGCAGAGCTTAGGATGGCAAGTAATAAACAAGCTTTAGCTATATGTGATACTTGTGGGTTTAGATATCCTCACAGGGTAATGAAACTTAATAGTTACGGTTTGTTAGTATGTCCTGAAGATTATGAAGGTGCGTATGATTTAAAAAATAATCCACAAAATAAAGCGCCAGATGTTAAAGATAATGAGGCTATAAGAAATGCTAGACCTCCTTCTAATGACGACAGAAATATTTTATGGGAAAATGCATCATCCATCTGGAATGAAACAACTCAAGAATGGAATAGAATTTAATGGCTACATTAACTGGAAAACAAATAGCAAATACTTATAAAGACCTGTTACAGGTAAGTAATGCTAATAGCGGTATTGACGCAACGGTCAGGGCTGTATCAGATGGTGAAGGTACTGAATCTGCCCTACAGATTAGTAATGCTGCTGTTAATATTAATGGTACTTTTCAATTAAACGGTGATAGCATCACCAAGTCTGCTGCCCAAATAAATAATATTGCTGACCTTACTGGAAAGACAGGACTGCTTGCAGGTGATGGTTCAAATGTTTTGGGTAGAACGCTAGTTGCAGGACAACATATTACGATTGGTAATGCAGACGGACAATCAGGTAACCCAACAATTGCTGTTAGTTTAGCCAGTACCTCTATCACGGTTTCAGCCGTTAATGCAGTTACCGGAACCTTTAGTGGTATTGTAAGTGCTGCTAGTTTTGTTGGACCGATAACTGGAGATGTAACAGGAGATGTAACAGGTACAGCAATTAATGCTGTAACAGGAGATTTTTCTTCAAAGGTTAGTAGTGCTAAAGTAAATGGAACAAATGCAACATTTTCTAATATTGTATCTGCAACAACTTTTGATGGTAACTTAATTGGAAATGTTACTGGTAATGTTACTGGTGATCTTACTGGCGATG